CGGGGGGAGAAATTGTTACAAGAATTGACGGACTTCAGGGCGGAAGCTCAAGAAGTTGCGGGTGTCTTGGGATGGCTCAGGTTGCTGGGCTTGCAAATAAGTTTTTTGCGAACTCACGGCCATTCAGCAAAAGAAAAATGAGCGGATCTGTTTCTAGAGAATATTCAACCTATACAAATATGAAAACGCGATGCTTCAACCCATCATCTGATAAGTTTTTATATTACGGCGCTAGAGGTATATCTGTATGTAGCCGGTGGGTCGATGGAGAATCAGGACTTTCAGGGTTTGAATGCTTTCACCTTGACATGGGTAATCGCCCAAAGGGTAAAACTATTGATCGCGTTGATAACGACGGGGACTACAGTTTAGAAAATTGCCGGTGGGCAACCATGAAAGAGCAGTGTTCAACGCGCAGGAGATGGGGCACAGTTTTCAGATCGGAGCCTTTGGGGGTATAATTATGGCCATGAAATTACTAGACAAAGTTTCGGTTGATGAAGGCAGCGTTAGGCGTACCGATGACGGATACCTCGTTGCAATAGCCCGTGTAGGCCGTGCCAATAACGTCCAGGTTTACACGGGCGATGAAATGGAAAAGCCCGAAATGCCATTTGTTCGGGTTTACCGACCGGCCTCAGAGGTGTTTTCAAAAGACGCGATGACCAGCGTTGCTCACAAGCCAATGACGAACGATCACCCTGTTGATGGCGTTTCAGCTGACACATGGAAGCGGGACGCAATCGGGCAAATGGGCGACGAGATCACGAAGGACGGCGAGTTTGTTCGCGTTCCTCTGGTCATGATGGATGGCGCTGCAATCAAGGATTACGAAGCCGGTAAGCGAGAGCTTTCTCTCGGCTATAAAGCTGACATCGAATGGAGTAGTGGATTCACGGACAGCGGCGAACAGTACGACGCTATCCAGCGAAACATCCGCGTTAATCACATTGCCCTTGTCGATCAAGGCAGGGCCAATCAAGAATTCCGCATCGGAGACGGTGCGAATCACTGGGGCGCTCGCCCTACAACCCGCAGTACAGATGACAGGACACACAGTATGACTGACAAACTCAGAACTGTGGTTGTGGACGGTCTCTCGGTTACTATTACCGACGAGGGCGCCCTGGCCATTGACAAGCTACAAACCGCCGTTGCAGACGCGCAGAAGAAGACCACTGACGCAGAAGCCAAAGCCGTTACCGACATGGTCGAAAAGGACAAAGCAGCCGCCAAACTCCAAGCCGAAATTGACGACCTGAAGGGCAAGGTTCTGGACGACGCCGCACTTGATAAGCGTGTGCAGGATCGCGCTGAACTAATTGGCAAGGCCACTGCCATTGCCAAGGATCTCGAAACCACCGGCGTAAGCGATGCGGAAATCCGCAAAGCCACCGTTGCAGCTAAGTTGGGCGATGCAGCAATCAAGGACAAGTCCGAGGCATACATCGATGCCCGCTTTGACATCCTGTCTGAAGATTCCGCAACCCCCACCGACACGCTGCGTACTATCGGCAACATCAAACCCACTGACGGTGCAAGCGCGTGGAGCGATTCCGCGTTCAAGTCCGCCGGCGTCAAAATGAAGAAGGAGGCATAAATCATGGCAACTTTAACCAAAGGCCAGGCCAACGCGTCGTTTATCGTCAGCGAGTCTAACGGCTTTCGCTCACGCGATGATGTCACTGTGACCTGTCCCCGGCAAACACCACCTACGCCGCCGGGACCATTCTTGGCAAGATCACCGCTACCGATAAATTTGTTCGGCACGCTGCCAGCACAGTTAATGATGGCTCACAAAACGAAGCGGGCATTCTGTATGAAACCCTGACCAACACAACCGGCTCATCTGTAGACAACGAATCCGTTTCCTTTGCACGTGACGCCGAAGTAAATGGCTCTGAACTGACGTATGAAGTCGGTGCAGACGCTGCCCAAATCACCGCATCCAATTTGGCCCTAAAGGCCCTTGGCATCATCGTTCGATAAAGGAAACCTCTCATGGCTTCAATGGACATTTTCAATAACAGTGCTTTTTCCATGACGTCCTTGTCGGGCGTTGTGAACAAACTGGACTACCAGCCCCAATTGCTGGGTGAGCTTGGGCTTTTTGAGCCCATGCCTGTCCGTACCCGTACCGTCTTTGTAGATCGCCGCGATGGCGTACTGACACTCATCCCAACAAGCCCGACTGGCTCTGCGCCTTCTGAGCTTGCAGGCGATGACCGTGACGCTGTGCCACTCAAGACAACCCGACTGGCTAAGGGCTTCACGCTCTACGCTGAAGAGATCCAGGGCATCCGTGCCTTCGGTTCAGAGACTGAGCTGGAGCAAGTGCAGGGCGAGTTCCTTCGTCGACTGGCGCGTGTTCGTGCAGACACGGAGCTGACTCACGAATACCACCGGCTGGGAGCGTTGCAGGGCAAGCTGTTGGACGCAGACGGCACAAGCGTAATCTATGATTACTTTGACAAGTTTGGCGTGGCTGAAGCGGCTGCGGTTAACTTCGCGCTGGGCACTACCACGACCGACGTTCGCGGCAAGTGTGCTGCGGTTGTTCGCGCAATGGCTCGCTCCGCAAAAGGTGCTTTCACGCCGGCAACTCAGGTGCATGCTCTCGTAGGCGATACGTTCTACGACCTGCTGATCAATCATGATCAGGTGCGGAAGACGTTCGAGGGATGGGCAGCTGCTGCTGATCTTCGACAAGGCGCGGCATTCAATGCGTTCACCTACGGCGGCATCACGTTCCACAACTACCGTGGCACTGATGACGGCTCTAGCGTGGCGATTGCTGCAACCGAAGCGAAGTTCTTCCCCGTTGGCGCAAGTGGCGTGTTCAAGAAGGCCATGGCACCGGCTGAGTTTGGGCCATATGTCCAGACCCTGGGTATGGACACTTACGGGATTAACATCCCTGATCGTGACCGCCAAGCATGGACTCGTGGCGAGATATATTCGTATCCGCTGTATCTGGTACAGCGTCCTGAGGTACTGCGCAAAGGCGTATCAAGCTAATCAACGCGGGGGGCTTCGGCCCTCGTTTTTTCAGTATCAGGAGGCGATCATGCCAACTTACAAAATCGAAAACAACTCCGCTCGCGACAAGGCCGTAAAGGTCTATGGTGGCAGCGAGATTGTGAAAGCCGGGAAATCTTCAAACGTGGAAAATCCGCAAGAATTCAGCGATGAGCAGATCGAAGACTACGCGGCGCTTGGCGTTGTGATTACGCTGGCAGGAAAGCCGAAGATGAGTAAGCCAGAGTCCAAGTCCACCAAGGAGTAACCCATGCCAGGCTACGGAACAGACATCGGCTTTGAGGACTATGCAGCGGCTAACGGGTATGACATACCCGCCGGCACCGTAGCTGCGGCCCGCTTGCGTGGTTCCGTTTATCTGGATGGCCACTATTACCAGCGCTGGCCCGGAGAGCCCACCGGCGGCGTAGATCAAGAGCGATCATGGCCCCGCAAGACTGCCACTGACCGCTTTGGCAATGTGATAGATGTTGATGCTGTGCCTGTGCGCGTGGTCAGTGCGTCGTATGAAGCGACCTTGCTTGAGCTACAGACACCGGGCTTTTTCTCTAAGACCTTTACCGAAGCTGATAAGAAAGTCTTAACGAAAGTTCAGTCGATAGAATGGAAATACATTGGAAGCAGTAAGGGCGACCGCTCGTCATCTCCGGTATCAACCGTAATTGACAATATTCTTGCGCCGCTATTGACGCCGGCCGATTCATACCTGCCCGCCGCGTTGATTGTGTCCTAATGGAAAACTGGGAAAGTATCGCGGCTGAAGTAGACGAGGCCATCAAGTCGGTCGCCTCCACCGATGCAGGCTATCCGGCAACCATTCGCCGCCAGTCATCAACCGGCGGTGATCCATGGGAGCCCACTACCACGTCAGCTTATACCACCATCCGCGTGATCGAAGAAAACCGGCGCGTCAGGTCTGCTGATGGCTCTTACGTCGACATGACCAAGCGCACTTTGACGACTGCGTCAAAGCCAGGATTCGTGCCGAAGAAATCCGATGACATAGCAGTTGGCATTACGGCCAGTGAGGCTTCAGACAACAGCGACTGGCTGGTTATCACCGAAGTACGTGCCCTCGCACCCGCTGGCGTTGCTGTGCTGTACGAAATCGAGCTGTCTACCTAATGGCATCCGTCAACCTGAATGGCATCAGCAAAGAGGAAGAGGCCGCGTTTCGGAAGGCGTTCTCTGAATCTGTTGCCAACATCAAAAACAGTGCCGTGATTAAAGAACTGTCTGAACGTATCGAGTCGGGCGATATTGACGGCGTTTTGATAGCGCTTGGCATTACTGAAGCTGTGTTCAGCCCTATTGAACAGGCTATTCAGAACGCATACCGCAAGGGCGGGGATACAGGGGCCAAGCAAGTAGGCCGCATCCCTGACCCGGCTGGCGAAGTCTCATTCATGTTTGCCTTCAACGTGCGCAACCCGCGCGCGGAACAGTGGTTGCGTGAGAACTCTTCCAGCCTGATTGTCGAGATCACGCAAGATCAGAAAGAGATGGTCAGGCAGCGGCTAACGGCCAGTTTGTCTGAGGGTATCAACCCCAGGCAGTCCGCCCTTGAACTTGTGGGCCGAAAGAACCTTGTCACCGGCAGGCGCGAAGGTGGCTTTGTCGGCATGACGAGTCGTCAGTCTCAGTGGGTGTCGAACGCACGCGGTGAACTCGAGGACCTTAATCCGAACTACCTCACTCGCAAGCTGCGCGACAGACGGTTTGACCGCTCCGTGCGCAAGGCTATTGCTTCAGGCAAGCCGCTAACCAAGGGCGTGGTTAATCGCATGGTGACGGCATTAGAGAGCCGCACAGTGAAGTATCGCGGTGATGTGATAGCCCGTACCGAATCTATTGACGCACTGAGAGCCGGGCACCATGAATCCTTGCGCCAAGCTACTGAAGCGGGCGATGTTAAAGAGGGCGACGTTACTAGAGAGTGGGATGCAACCGGGGATAGGCTCACTAGGCCTACTCACTCGCGGGCAGACGGACAGAAGCGGCAAGGCAATGCGCCGTTTGATGTTGGCGGCTACCAGCTGCGGTATCCTGGTGATTCGTCGTTGGGCGCGCCGGCTGAAGAACGAGTCCAATGCCGCTGTATAGAAACCACAGAAATCGACTTTGGCGCACGAGTGGCTAGGATCGAAGGCTTTGGCTAATTGCGCACAAGATAAAAATAAAGAGGTGAGGTTTGAGCAGAACAAAGCATCACAGAAGCCAAAAAAACCAGCATGGCGGCCATGACCTGTGGAGTCGCCGGCCTTGTGCCGGTATGTCTTATAACGCCTACAACAAGTGGCTGACCCGCAGAAGAGAGCGAGCCGCAGAACCTGAGATTATTCAAAAAGAAATTTCAGACTTTGAAGATCCGAACCATGGGCTTTGCTACGTCTGTGGCGTACCTCACCCTTGGGAGCCTGACGAAACCGAGTGTGAAGAATATATTATCGCCGCTTTACAATGACCTGCTAATTAGCGGGGATTTTTTTGCTTGCGGGTGTTGCAATGCTGCGAGGGTGTGTTATTATTAAGTCATAGAGAGACATCAACCACACAGAAGGAATACGAACATGGCTTTAACGCCAAAACTAGGAGAGATCATTGCCGTATGGTTTTCATGCGGAGCTGCCAGTGCAATTGCAGCAGCCGAAACTGTCAGATTGTACGGTGACATTTGCACAATCAGAATATTAAACAACCCAGTAGCCGAGGAAGACGCCGACAACCAAAGATTTTTAAAAGACGTGGAAAAGTGGATAGGCGTAAAGATTGAATCAGTCATTAACGAGTCGTTCCCAGATGCGTCAGCGGTGTCAGTCTGGGACAAAAAAGCATACATGGCAGGAAACGCCGGGGCACCTTGCACAGTAGAGCTAAAAAAACGTGCCAGGCAGAAATGGGAAAGCAAAAATCACGTTGACTGGCACGTTTTAGGCTTTACTTCAGAGGAAAAACACAGGCACGTTAATTTTAAGAAAACGGAAAGAGAGAATTTACTTGGCATATTAGTCG